CAAGAAAGGACGTGATTTCATGGGGATTTTCAGCGGGCTCTTTAAGTCCAGAGATAAGCCTCAAAACAGCTATGACAGCCCGTCATACACATATTTTTTCGGCAGAAGCAATGCAGGAAAAAGAGTCACCGACAGAACAGCCCTACAGCATATCGCAGTTTATGCTTGCGTGCGGGTTCTGTCAGAAGCCATTGCTCAGCTGCCATTACACGTTTACCAATATACCGAAAACGGAAAAGAGCGAGTGCCACAGCACCCGCTTTACTTTTTACTCCACGACCAGCCAAATCCAGAAATGACTTCTTTTGTTTTCCGAGAAACCTTAATGTCCCATCTTCTGATTTACGGCAATGCCTATGCACAGATTATCCGAAATGGCAGAGGTGATGTTTTGGGACTGTATCCTCTGATGCCAGATAAGATAAAAGTTGACCGTGATGAGAAAAACCGTCTGATATACATTTACAGCCGTTATGATGAAGCAAATCCGAACTTGAAAGAACAAGGCGATATCGTTCTTTACGCTGATGAAGTTTTGCATATTCCCGGACTTGGATTTGATGGTCTGGTTGGATATTCGCCGATTGCACTTGCGAAAAATGCAATCGGCATTTCTATTGCCTGCGAAGAATACGGTGCGTCGTTTTTTGGAAACGGTGCAAGTCCGTCAGGTGTTTTGGAACACCCCGGAGTGATCAAAAATCCGGAACGTGTGCGTGATGCGTGGCAGAGAGCCTATGGCGGAAGAAATGCTCACAAGGTCGCAGTTTTAGAGGAGGGCATGAAATTTACTCCCATTGCAATTCCAAACAATGAAGCACAATTTCTGGAAACCAGAAAATTTCAGATTGAAGAAATCGCAAGAATGTATCGTGTACCGCTTCATATGATCGGTGACCTTGACCATGCAACATTCAGTAACGTAGAACATCTGTCATTGGATTTCGTGAAATACAGCCTTGATCCTTGGATTGTAAGGTGGGAGCAGTCTTTGCAGAAAGCACTTCTTTCTGATTCTGAAAAGGGGCAGTATTTTGTGAAGTTCAATGTAGACGGACTTCTGCGTGGCGATTATGCTTCCCGTATGCAGGGTTATGCTACCGCAAGACAGAATGGCTGGATGTCTGCCAACGATATCCGTGAAAAGGAAGATATGAATATGCTTTCTGAGGAGGAAGGCGGTAACTTGTATCTTGTAAATGGCAGCTTTACAAAACTCGCTGATGCAGGTGCATTTGCAAATCAAAATTCAGAAAAGGAGGAGAAAACCAAATGAAGAAATTCTGGAACTTTATCCAAAACGAAGATACATCGGAAACAGAGCTTTTGTTTAACGGTCCTATCTCTGAAGATACTTGGTGGGGCGATGAAGTAACACCTGCTTTGTTTCGTGATGAACTCGCAAAGGTCAGCGGAAACTTGACAGTCTGGCTGAACTCGCCTGGGGGCGATGTGTTTGCAGCGAGTCAGATTTATTCCATGCTGAAAAATCACAAAGGCAAGGTTACCGTGAAAATTGATGGCATTGCTGCCTCCGCTGCGTCTGTTGTGGCAATGGCAGGCGATGAAACTTTGATTGCACCAACTGCCCTAATGATGATCCACGACCCCAGCACTTGTGCTATGGGCAACAAGGCAGATATGGAAAAAGCAATTGAACTTCTGGAAGAAGTCAAGGAATCTATCATCAACGCATACGAAACCAAATCTCATCTCAGCCGAAATAAGATCGCTAAACTGATGTCCGATGAAACCTGGCTCAATGCGAAAAAGGCTCATGAAATGGGTTTTGTGGACGGGATTCTCTTTGCAGAAAAGAAGAACCCTTTCCCTCCCGAAGAGGAAGAGGAGGAAGAATCTGATGAAGATGAGAAAAAGGAAGATTCTTTGACCGCAATGACCTATTCCAAATCGAAGAATCTATCCGCATTCTTATCCAAAGTATCTGCATCAGCAGAATCCGTTACAGGCACACCGATTGACCAGCTTGAAAAAAGACTGGCACTTTTGAAATATTGATTGGAGGAATTGATTATGACGATTAAAGAACTCAGAGAAAA